GGTATCATTTCTGTGGGCAGCTTAGCGGCAAACTCTTGCAAGCTAACTTCAGCTTTCGTTTCGAGAAGAACCTTAACTTGTTTTGGTATAGAGTCTTTAAAGTTACGCGTGTCCGGTACTCGTAGGATTCGCGCTGCGTCAGAAGTTACTGAAGGGTCTATAGCTAGCCCATCTTGAAGGCATGCAGCTTTTAAACTACCCGCAACAGGGAGCCATTCTTCCCGCGTACAAGACTTGTCTAGCGTCCAGTATACGTGAAGGCCGTAGCCCGAATTAACTACAGTAGGGCGCGGCAAATCATACTTGGTATACCAATCGCGCAATGCGATTAGAGCTTCACGTTGGGTAGGGTAGGGCTTACCTGCGCCGCAATCTATGTCTAAGAAAAGTGCCCTCAACTGGCGTACGTTATCCGCTTTGCGGTTCGTACCCTCAATAAAAGTACCTAGCGCGAAGTAAGCATCGCGCCCTTCCAGATCAAAATTAGCTGCGGTTTCGGCAACAGAGTCTAAGGAACCATAGAATTTTTGTACTAACTTGCCGTCCTTAAACCCTGCTACGCAGTAGTATCCTTCATCACCCAACACAGTACTTAGAAACTGTTTGGTGTCCATAATTTATCCATACATAAGAGAGGTGCGGGTGCCCGAGGACACCCGTTTTATTTTAATCATCAAACTCATCGAGTAAAGAAGCCAAATCTACGTCTGGCTTGGGGGCATCTTGCTTCTTCTTAGAAACCTTGACCTTTGGCTCCTCTACTTCTTCCTCTGCTTCTTCCGCAAACAACGCCGGAGTTTCCGAAACAGGGCTTGGAACTTTAGCATCAGTTAGTTGTGGAACGCTAGTCACTTCTTTAGGTTTTATAGATAGGGTAACTAATTTTAGCGTGCCTTCGTCTTTCTGAGCCTCCACTGCCATTCCTATCTCGTCTTCAGCGAGTACACGTACCGGCTTAAAACATAGCTTGGGCGTAGAACTATCAGTATCGAAACGTAGTTCTGTAACTATCGAAGCTAATGGTGCTCTTTGCGCGTCGATTAGACGGGCGTAAGTCTGTAAACCCATCTTCTTTTTATCGTCGCCAAATATACTAGTAGCAGGTAATGACAACTGGTACACGGCGTTAGACTTTAACTTGCCCTCGCTATCGGTCAGCATTATAGCTACACGCTGTTGATAGCGGCACGCACGAGACTGGCCTTGTCCAGAACCTTTAATGTTCTGTGGGCAATCAAAACATGACCCAGATTGACGAGTATCGCTTGGCACGTCACCAGAAGGCTTACCGTCGGCCGAACTCGCAGACCAACAAGATGGGGGGTTACTCGCACCGGCTGTGTACTGGCCTTCGTAGTACATACGCGAAATAGGAGAAGTCTTAACGATAACTATGTTTATCGCACGTGCTTCAAGTTCACCTACTTCCTGTCCGTTTACCACCTTACGGAATACCCCGCCACGAATACTTAAACGGTTAGTGCCACCTTGCTTCTTGCCACCACTAGCATTAGTGTCTGGCTCTAGCTGCGCCAACAAGTTCTTGTATTCTTCTGGCATGTTATCGAATAAAGCTAATTCGCTCATAAGTCATCTTCCTCATTAAAGTTTAGTTCTAGTTGTTCTGTTATTTGCGTAGGGTCGGGGCTTAGCTCTTCCTGTTTAAGCGCTTCTATCACGGCAGGTATGTTAAAGCGGTATGTGTAGCCCACTTTTATGTAGGTACTTTTTGGTATGAACCCCTTGTTTACCCACTGCCTGATAGTGCTCACCTTTACAGAAAGATAGTCGGCCACTTCCTCTACAGGGACGTAACTTTCTATCTCACTCATTTCTTTCTCCGTACAGTTATCGTGTACTCGTTATCCGCGTTCAGCCCCGGCGGATGTAGTTCGGGGTTTTCTTCAAGAAACTGCCGCATGTTGCCTTGGCTAATTCGTTTCTCTAGTAGGTCAACTGCTTCGTTATCCACGACAAACCTACTCATTGCCTCCCAGTCGCTAGTCCAAAAACGTTTCTTCTGGGTGCGCCAGAACGTACCAGAAGCGGTCTTCACAGATTCGGTTCCAGTCTCTTTACAATGTTCCAGTAGTACTGCTTTTAGCTTGTCTAGTTTGGCATCAAGCTCTTTTTCTTTCTCGTTAAACTCAGCCGCTAACTCTGACTTCTTATCTCGAATCTTTACGTACACAGAAACGAGGCGGTCAAGGTCCGGCACAACAGCGTCTGTCATGTCATCATACTCCATTTATAGTTATGTTTTATCTAATATAGTGCAGTTTAGCTTATAGTTCAAGTATATCTTGGTACAAATCAATCATTTTTGTATGCACGTTAATGCGCTGGTCTAGCATCTTGTATATATGCTTTTCTACCATAGAGCCTTCTAACTGAACTACGGTACACGGGTGCTTCTGACCTGATCTGTGTACGCGTGCGTTAGCTTGGGCATAGGTTTCTAGGGAAGACGTTGGTCCCCACCATACGATTGTATTCGCCGCAGTAAGTGTCACGCCATGCGCAGCAGCTTGCGGCTGTATGATAAGTACTCGGGGGTCGCTAGTTTCTTGGAACTCTTTGAAGATAGCGGTGCGCTTTTGCGCAGACACATCGCCGTTTATAACCGCATTTGTTATACCATCTTTAGTCAGTTTCTCTCGCAGTATCCCTATAACATGTTTGAACGGCACAAAGATGAGTACTTTCTGGCTCGACTCGTCTATTACCTCGCGTAAAACTTTATACCGATTCTTGACGTCAAACTCTATTGTCTCGCCAGTATCCGTATAGACCGCACCACATGAAATCTGTAGTAGCTTGTTCATGTTGACCGCTGCATTGGCCGCAGTTATCTGTTCCCCATCCGCAGTAGCCATCATTTGTTTACGTAGGAGGTCGTAGTACTTCTTCTGCTGTGCGGTTAACGCTACCTCACGCTTAACGTAGGTCATGTCTGGCAAGTCTAGGCACTGTTCTTTAGTGAAACGTATTGCCGGTTGCAGGCAGTTGTACACCGTCTCAGTAGCATTAGGTTTCGGTGCCCACTTAAACTGGGTTACCTTGTGCATTACCATCTCACGGAATGCGCCGAAAAACTTAGGTACTTCTTTAGGGTTAACAAGTTTAGCTAGCCCATACGCGTCAACGGGGGACTGTGCCGCAGGAGTACCGGTCATCAGCCATAACCAAGTTTCGGGCTTCATGACACTTGCTAGTATCTTCCACCGTTTAGATTGTGCGTTCTTGTAGTGAGTTGCCTCGTCCACAACAATAAGATCGAACCCACCGGCAGCTACTTCATCACGTACTATCTCTACACCGTCGTAGTTAATGATGACGAACTCAGCATCACCGTTGATTATATCTTGGCGTTTTTTCTTAGCGCCGTGCGCTATCTCCACCGTACGGTGCATGGCAAAACTAAACAGGTCAGCCCGCCAAGCAGAGTCCATAATAGACAACGGACATATAATCAGTACACGTTTTACTAGCTTCTGCGTCATTAAAAAGTCAGCAGCCCAGATAGCAGAAGCTGTTTTACCTGTGCCTTGCTCGTTAAAGCAGAAGGCTCGCCGGTTCATAGTCATAAAAGAAGCAGTAGTCTTCTGGTGCTCGAAAGGTTTATACCGCCCCGGCCAGTCGTACTTACCCATAATAGGTGAGGGTACGTCATGGACGTTTAAGTTTCTAAGTACTCGGGCTTCGTCTACGCCCCATTTAACTAGTACTTCATGCTCGCTTACTACTTTACTTGTCGGTATTGCTGTTGTGATTTTTGCAGGGTTGCGGAGCCGCAAGAGCAAGCCCCTGTTATCTATAATTTGCATCATTCTCGCCTGTAGTTACTTCTCTATGTTACGTTCTTTTTCTTTTTATAATTTCTAGCGCGGTTCTTGCTACGGCTCTCTACAGTCACGCCGTCCTTGTTACTACCACCTTTGCTTAGAGCTTTCTTGTGGCTAACGTCTTTACCTTCACGCTTATCCGCTTTGCCGTTCTTGTTCTCGTCTTTACCTTCTTTGTCCATCTTACGTCTAGCGCGTTGGCGTTCCATACGAGCCTTGAACTCAGGGCTATCTTTAGGCTTGTTCTTTTGCTTCGGTCTATCTTTAGGGTTCTTGTACGGCATGTCGTTACCTCTTACCGTTGTGGGGGCATTCCAGTACCACGCACCATGCGCGGCAAAGCCCTGATGGCCTTGCGTTCCAAGTATCTACCTCAAACGCTTTCTCTAGCTTGCCGTACTCCCCTAGCCATTTTTTCCATAGCTTAGGCTCGTTCTCTATGGTGTACGTCTCTTTAATAAACGCGTTACACACCACGAATAGCAGACCACTCTTTACTATTTTTATCTCTGGGAAGTGTTTAAACGTAGCTAACGCCATCAGTTCAAGCTGCCCCTTGTCCGCATACTTAGCAGACTTACCGGTCTTGTAGTCGAATATCTTAGCTACACCGGCCTCTCTATCTAGTATCGTCAAATCCGATACGCCCCTAAACCATACATCTTTATCAAAGAAACCGCATGGCTCAAGGTTCTCGGTCAGCCCCATCTTAAACTCGCAGAGCTTCTCACCTTTCATGTTCTTCAGTTTGTCTAGTGCGGTTAGCGCGTAGTCAAACCTTGGGTCTAGCTTTTCGACATCACCTCTAACGTACACCTCGGCAGCTTCATGGAACTCGTTACCGTACAGTATTGCCTCAGTGTTAAAGTCTTCTTTGTAGTCTTTAAGTACTTTCGTGTGGTAGTACTTCTTGGGGCATTGGTCGAACGTCTTTATGCTGCTAAATGACCATGTGGGTTTACCCATCCAGTGCATTCTCCGTAGTTTTTTCCAGTTTCCACGTCACCACGCACCGGAAGGCCCTGTGCCCAAGCGGGTGTGTGTCGCATACATTCATCAACATAGGCCGCAGCCTCATCAACTTCGCTATCTGGAACACAGCATACCACAGAGTCATGTACTGTAAGTAGTATAGGATACCTCTTTGAAATCAATAACATCTGGTCCGACATCACGCAGCGGGCAATGCCTTGGCAGACGTTCTCTATAACCTTACCACCGTAGATGTTTACCCTGCCCCTACGGGTCTTGTATGAAAACTGTAAGCCCATCTCACCTTCTTCAGCCTTTAGGTCTCCATACCGCATGATGAGTCCAGAGGGTAGACGTATGCCATTAACTTCTGGTAACACCTTTAACACCCCGGCCTTACCTACACCATACCGTTCGTCTTGGTACATGCCCATCAGGACGTTCTGTGCATCACGCCACAGCGAAGAGATAGCCCCGTTAGCACTACGATAGACACGTATGATGCGCTTGCATTCTTCTTCCTCTACCTCGACACCCATACCTTTTAGTTGGTCGCGGAACTTAGCAGCGCCCATACCATAGCCCGCACCTAGGATTGTGGTCTTGCCGATGAAGCGTTGCGAACCGTCTATCTCATCCACCTTCTTGTTATAGATAGTAGCGGCCATCTTTTTGTATACGTCTTCACCGTTCTCAAACGATCTAACTAGGTCAACTTGTCCTGCTAACCAAGCTAAGACACGGGCCTCTATCTGTGCAGAGTCAGCTTCGATCAGGGTGTACCCTTCAGGGGCGCAAATACATGATTTCAATACCTTGGCATTTGGCCCGCGTGATGGTAGGTTCTGTAGGTTTATCTTGTCGGAACCACCCCACCTGCCTGTATGCGCAGCGTAGTACCGAATCGGTACGGGCATCGTCCCGCGTATCCCTATACCAATGAACCGCTCGGTGCGTGTCTCTTCTAGTGTACTCTTCAAACCTATTCGTGCAGCTACTAGGGCTTGCACTCGCGCATCGTCGTGTTCCTGTAGTGCCTTAAACGCCTCGTCACTCTTAGCAAAAGCAAACGCTTCCTTGCCTGTACGTAAACTCGTTTTCATTGGTGGCACAACGCCCAGCGACTCAAGTGCTTTAGCAAACTTAGGGTTGGACATCAGCTCTTCTTTCTCTATGCCGCACTCTTCCAGTAGCTTT